GACTCACTTGGTATGTTGCTAACACCAACTGACGTAAATCAGTTTGAAGCTGGTGATATGAAGGGTGACATGGGTCGTAAACCTAAGTCATTAACTGCACTTGTTCGTAACTGCGTAAACATGTTTGGTAGTTACAATGTTGGTATGGTTTGTACTAATCACACCTATGCATCACAAGACCCATATAACCCTGATCCAAACATCAGCGGTGGTCAAGGCTTTGTGTATGCAAGTTCAATTGTTGTGGCAATGAAGAAACTTAAACTTAAAGAAGATGAGGATGGTAACAAGACTACTACTGTAAATGGTATTCGTGCTGGTTGCAAGATCATGAAAACACGATACAACAAACCATTTGAGGATATTGAAGTTCGTATTCCCTACGATACTGGTATGAGTCCATTCTCTGGATTTTTTGATTTACTAGAAAAGAAAGCACTAATTACTAAAGATGGTAATCGTTATGCTTATACTGACCTTGATGGTGTAGTGCATAAGTACTTCCGTAAAGAATGGAACAAAAACGAAAATGGTATTTTTGATTTGGTGATGAAAGAATTTGTTAAAAAATCACAACAAGTCAGTATCGCTATCGAATCTATAGAAGAGGAAATTACCGAATGAGTATTGAAATTGATGCCCTTATTGAGACTTATACCACTCTTAAGGAATATATACCAAGTAAAGAAAGACAAGCTGCATGTGATAATTTAGTCAGTGTTCTTGTTGATATATTATCTGATAAAGAACTTAGGGAATTCGGAAGTACTGATAATTATACTAAAAGAAGTATTGATGAATATCTAGATGACGACGACATCGACGAAGATTACGACGAATTATAATAAATGTGGTATAACAAAATAGTTTCTGATCTTAGTGAAATTCCAAATTTCATTGCTTACTATGAAGGCGAACTTGCAGCCACAAAACGTGATATTCACATAAGTGGTAATGTTGAACGGGCGGTTGCAAATTTACCAGGTATTACAGAACACAGATTCAATCAACTTCAAGAAATGGAAGCAGTATTAGAATATCTTAATATTCAACTTAGAAAAATACGAAAAACACATTTCAAAAAATATCTAGAGTCATACAACCGTGCACTAAGTAGTCGTGATGCCGAAAAATACACAGATGGTGAAGATGAAGTGATTGATATGGAAACAATCATTAATGAAGTAGCACTTCTTCGCAATAGATGGTTAGGTATTATGAAAGGTATAGAAAGTAAAAATTTTATGCTAGGGCACATAGTCAGGTTAAGAACAGCGGGAATGGAAGACGTTACTGTATGACCCCCCAAGAACATGCTCACCAGTTAATAGAAGAATGGAGTTTGTGTTTACATGCTAAACCAAAATCAAATGCAGTGGATATTCAATTAGACAAAGATAGTTGTGAAAAATGGGCGATGCATGTTATGAGAGTTAAATTGTGGGGATCAGAGTCTGAATTAGCAGAAGCATGCTATCAATTAGAATCAAGATTAAAAATTCTTAAAGAAAAAATTATCATAGAGGTATTAACAAATGGCACCGTTTAATAACGTATCGGACAGTCATCAACATAGTTTAGAAACATTAAATATTCTTTATGGATATGATAGTTTTCTTGATAGCTTAGAAGTTATTGCAGATTTTGGTTGTGGGGTTGGACTTGATTCACAGTGGTGGGCTACCTTAGAAACCAGAGATGAACCACCAGAACCAAGAAACTATACTGTTTATTCTGTTGACAAACAGATATCAAAATTTAATCAAGAAATAAAACAATTACCAAATATTAAATTACTAGAAGAAGATTTTGATGTTCCAGGTGATACAATTATTCCGGTGGCTGCTGATCTTATATGGTGTCACGATGCATTTCAATATGTTGTAAACCCGATTCAAACGTTAGCAACATGGAACGCTAGGATGAATGTTAACGGTATGCTTGTATTAATTTTCCCACAGGCTAGTAGATACGAATATAATAGATATCAAAATACGAGTTACAATTGGTGTTATTATAATCACAATATTGTTAGTTTAATGTACATGTTAGCTGTAAACGGTTTTGATTGTAAAGATGCATATTTTAAAAAAGAAGAAAATAATCCGTGGTTGTATGCAGCGGTATATAAAAGTGATATTCCGCCAATGAATCCAAAGACTACTAGTTGGTATGATTTAGCAGAAAAAAATTTATTGAATGAAAGTGTTGAAGATAGTCTTAATAGATTTGGGTATGTAAAACAAGACAATATTGTTACTAATTGGTTGGATAAAGATTTTAATTTTTCAAAAGAATGAAAATAGTACTAGTAACTGGTGGATTTGACCCTCTTCATTCTGGTCACATCGCTTATTTTAATGAAGCAAAAAAATTAGGCGATAAATTAATAGTTGGAATAAACAGTGATGCTTGGTTAATTCGTAAAAAAGGAAAACCATTTATGCCTAGCCATGAAAGAACAATAATTGTTCAGAGTCTTTCTATGGTAGACGGATGCATACTTTTTAACGATGACGACGATACTGCCATAGAAGCAATAAAAAATGTAAAAAATCTGTGGACAGATGCCCAAGTAATTTTTGCAAATGGCGGTGACCGAACAGCCGAAAACATTCCAGAAATGGCAGTGCCAGATATAGAGTTTGTGTTCGGGGTCGGTGGAGCAAAAACCGCCAGCAGCAGTGAATTTTTACAGCGTTGGTCAGATACCAGCAGTCAGGCAGCGTAGATACAAATCTGCTTGACGTTGACGATATTCGATTATGGCAAAAATAATTTTACGCATTTGGTAACCAGTTTCTAGAAGTATGATATGTATACTCTTGCATTAAATGTTCTACATCGGCAGCAGTTTTTGGATTCTTGCTTTCGATAAATTGCTCTATATCGCTTTTGTATTGATTTGGGAACATTTCTCGTAGTCGTTCCACAAGACTTTGAAAGTCCATTATTTCTCCTTATGGGTGATATGTATATTTATACCGCAACGCAACATAAAAACTACTAATAAATAAGACAATAATATTCTTCAATTATGCAAAGACCTACTTTAGAAATAACAACAATGATTGGCTGTCCGTTAATGTGCAACTTTTGCCCACAGGATAACTTACGAGATGCTTACGGTAAAGAATCTCCAAAATATATGTCATTGGATACATTTAAAACTGTGATTAACAAGCTGCCGCAGAATTGTAGGATTGATTTTTCTGGAATGGCTGAAGCTTGGGTCAATCCGGACTGCACCGCTATGTTAGAATATACTTTACAGTCAGGCAGAAATGTTGCTGTGTATACCACACTGTACAATTGGACTGAAAATACTGCACGTGAGGTGTTAAATTTGCTTAACAAACACCGAAAACAAGTCGAAGTGTTTAGTATTCATTTTCCAGACGAATACGGTAATATGAAAGGTTGGAAATATAGTGAAGAATGGGAAAAAGTTTTTCATTTGATGAGTAATGGAGTTCAACAAATGGGAATAAAATTGGAAGCAATGACTATGAGTGATCATGGAAAAATACATCAAGACTTACAGCATTTGGGAATTCAATTATATAATTGGTTTGGGCATGATCGTGCTGGCAGTCTTAATAAAGAGCAAGTAAAAGAACAACCTATTAATTTTATTTCAAAGCACGAAAAACCAATTGTGTGCTCTAAAACAATAAACTACGATCAGCATGTTCTTTTACCAAACGGTGATATAGTATTGTGCTGTATGGATTACGATGCCAAACATATTTTAGGTAATATGGTAACTCAAAGTTATGAAGATATGTTTACCGGAGAGGGAATGGTAAATTTAATAAGAGAAAACTCAAAAAGTTGTTACTCCGATAAAAGTTTATGTAAAAGTTGTACCGATGCTTTAGTAGTTGACAAAATTTAAGTTTTAGTCTACAATTATTAATGTGTCGGGCCGGAAGCTTAACTGGTATAAGCGTCCGACTCATAATCGGGTGACAGTGAGTTCGAGTCTCACCCGGCCCACCAAAGGATTATTATGAAAAAAATTTATATAGCAATGGCACAAACTCAAGAAGAAGATAGAGTTTTTGGAACAGCACACTATACATACAAAGCCGCTGAAAAAGCAGCGAAAGATATGGTTAAAGAAATTGAAGGTAATACAGATTGGAAACTAATTCCAATAGTAGAAGATTTTGACTTAATAGAGGATGAAGAATAATATGACTGATTTATATCGTGGTTTGTTGTTGGTAGTTATTAATAAATTTTATGAATTGATTCTTTCGTTTAGAACGCATATTCAATCTTTTAGATCAGAAACAGAAGACCCACATAACTATATGGACGTTGGAGTTATTGGTTTTTGGAATTTGATGTTGGAAATAACACTGACTACTTTTTCTCTATTGTGTCTTATTATTGGAGTTGCAATGATAGCGACGTTAGCAATAGTGTTTTATCCGTTTGAGGCATTGCTAAGATATTCAGCCTTATTGTTGAGAAATACTAGAAATCCACAACCCGATGATCTGTTAACATCTATAAAAGAAAAAGAAAGAATTTCACCATCATTTGATGAATCACCTGTCATTGTTAAAAAAGATGGCAAAGAAAAAGAGTAATGTAGCCAAGGGTGCTACTAGTTACGATCAAGAAATAGGCGGCGAACTAGTCGCCTTTTTTAATAAAAATATTACACCTTACGCTACCGAAGTTGGTGGTCCCGCCTTTGATCTAATTCCTATACAAAAACAAAAAGACATTATGGTTAATGTTGCTCGTATGCATGCCGAGCAAGAATATAATCGTATAATGGATTTAGTAAAGGTGTTACAGAAACAAGCTGATGATATAAAACGTAGATTATATATTACAGATGCAGTACATTCTGCTGAATATCAATTTCAAGTATATCACGGACAAACGTACTGGCTATGTTTTGATAGTAAGATAAATCGAACCAGACTGTGCCATCAAGGTCCTGATGATTGGACTACTGGTGCACCGGAACATTACAGTTACATTGCACCTGTAAAATGGTTAGGAGATTACACGTGGCAAGAGGTTACCACACAAACGTCCGAGAATAATACTCAACAATTTTAGTAAGTTCGACTTCAAACACGGCTTGTGGTTTCCACCCAAGTGCTTTAAGCTTGTTGTCGTTAATGCTATATCTTACATCTTGTCCTGGTCTAGTAATACTAAGATCAAGATGTGCATCTAAATCGGTAATTTTATTATGAAATAAATTTACTATTTGTCTTGCTATGACGATATTCTGTTCTTCGTAATTTCCTGATATATTGTAAATTTCATTTTGAACATTAGATTCAATTATTCTTATAATAGCTGTTGCTGTATCACTAACATGTAACCAAGTTCGGCGTGGTTTCCCTTCATCATGTAGCGGAATAATTCTTCCTAGTTGCAGACTTTTTATACTTTTAGGAATAAACTTTTCTGTATATTGTCCAATTCCATAATTATTTGTTGGTCTAACAATTACATATGGAACATTAAAAGTACGTGCCCATGCGAGTATTAGTTGATCTGCTGCTGCCTTGGTAGCACTATATGGATTACTTGGTTTTAATAAATCTGTTTCAATATGACTGCCATCAACAATATCTCCGTATACTTCGTCGGTACTAAAGTGTAACAATGTTGGCATTTTAAAACGGTGACGTTCTTTGATAAGATTGAGTAAATGATGTACGCCATTTACATTACTTCGTAAAAACACATCACTACTAACAATACTATTATCTACATGCGTTTCTGCTGCGGTGTTAATAATATAATCGCAGTCGTATAGCATATCAAGATCGTTGATATCTGATTCAATAAATTTAAACTGTTTACTTGTTGCTAACTTAGGAAGAAATTGTATATTTGCAGCATAGGTCTTTTTATCAACACCGATTACATAATAACCAGCATCTAAACAAGCCTGTGTTACGTGATATCCGATAAATCCTAAACAACCTGTTACATAAACTACTTTTGTGCTCATATTTTTCTTGTCAAGTTAAGATATTCTGGGGTATTGCTATTAATAAATCTATCCCAAATATTTTCTAAATCTATTATACTGCCAGGTTTAAAGCACCCAATGTTTGGTAATGCCTTTAAGACTAGTTCGTCGTCGTGTGCCCAATGACTAACGCCATCATGACTATAATCTTTATCACGTCCACTACCAATAAGTTTGACAGGTACGTTTTCATAGCTAACATAATTGCGTAGCATTTCAAACGGACGATATAGTAGGAAACTACTCATGCTATAGCAGACAGGTTTTAATCCTTCGTTAGCCATACCAATTGCAACACCAATCATTAAATGTTCGGCTGCACCTACATTATAAAAACGATCAGGGAAAGCATTGCGTATTTGATCTAATATACCAAATCCTAAGTCAGCGGTAATAACACGAATACTAGGATCCTCAACCATGCTTTCTAATAGAAGCATTGCACATTCTTTTCTCATTGCGTTATCTCCTCATAATCTTCTGGTTTTAGTACATAATAATGAGTTAATAAATTTTTAGCAAATGACCATTCTGGGGGATAACTATACCTAATATTAATTCTGGGTAAGAACGCAATTAGTCTATGACTTAATGACACAGTATCGATCATATCGTAAGCACCCATACCATTTAAGTTTGCATACACATGAAGATTATCAATTTTATTATCATTGATAAAACGTAGTGACTCCCAAATACTACCTTCGGCAGCTTCTCCGTCACTGATCATGCAGTAAACTTGCTGCTCTGGTTTTGCTAGTGCGTGTCCAACTGCGATAGGTAACCCTGAACCAAGACTGCCTGTGCTACAATACAGGTGATTTTTCATGTCTCTACCTGGATGGATCCCATGTTTGTGAAGCATAGCAACCGGATCTACTCCGTGATACTTTTCTAGTACCACGTATAGAGCAAGTCCTGCATGACCGTTGCTAAGAATAAAAACTTCGTCATCTTTTTTCTTAGCGTATATTTCTTCTATAATAGGTAACGCACTTAGCGTTGAGCTTAGATGACTTAACCGTTCTTGGTATGTAATATCAATCAATCGGCGTTCAGTGGGAGTCATATCATTTCCAAGCATATAATTGGTCGTGTATTACTGGTTCAGTTTTATATCCGTGTCGTTCAAACAGTTCAGCAAGCTGTTGTCTATTAGATTCTAAATTACCAGGCCATGCTTCTTTGTCTACATTGGTTTGATGAACTTCGACAAACCAAAAATTTACTTTGTTTGCAATTGGGCTAAGTGTTTCATCTGTTAGTGCTTGCATTTCCGAACCTTCAATATCACATTTAATAAAGTCTACATGATCCAGTCCTTGCATATGCAGTAAAGTTTCTAATGTCATACATTGCACTTTAGTTTCCATACCGTTGCGATTTAACATACTATTTGTAGTACTATTTTCGTTAATAAAAAATGAAATCAATTCATTATGTGGACCAATAGCAAGTTGCAAAGGGGTAATATTTGTATGATCTTTTACAATTTCTTGCAGTACGTTATATGTTGAGGGGGTTGGTTCAACAGATATTAGACGCTCACAACTATCAGCGGCATATAAACTAAACAATCCACAATTAGCACCTAAGTCTAGTACGATCATATTATCTCTATCTTTAAAAATAGGATCGTACATGCGTTCTTCATTAATTTGTTTTAATATAACATCAGTGTAATTTTCTGGATTACCAAACCATGCAGTCACATCTGGATGTCTGCTTTGATAAGTAAAATCTTTTTGTTTACTTGTTTTAAGTGTTCGTTCTATCATATTTTGCCTTTAATAAAAAATCTCTAATTCCTGTTTCTAGATCGTATTCGCAGTTAAATCCTAAGTTAACAGATTTTGCTGTGTCACAGACCCATACTGTGTTTTCAAATGCCTTTTTCATTTCTGCTACTTTGGCTACTGGTGCTTCAGTGTTGTCTGTTATTTTAGTCCATAAATCAAGTAACTCAAAGTTACTTGTTTGAAATCCACTACCAAAGTTAACAATTTCACCTGGTTCTAAGTCCCATTCTTGTAAAACCAAATCAATTCCCCTAACAAAATCATTTATATAAATGAAATCGTGATGACCTTGATATAGGGTCATAGGTTCATCATGATAAAAAGCTTTGTACAATCTAGGAAACAATCTATGTGGGCGTTCACCGGGTCCGTATACACTATAAGGTCGAACTATCCATATTGGTAAATTTAAATAACGTGCCCAACCTTGGCATAGTAATGTAGCAGCACCTTTGGTTGCTTGATAAAAGTCTACAGGTTTAAGTAGTGTATCTTCAGCAGTTGGGTGATCGGTAGGACCATATTCGCTACTTGACCCTATTTGTACTACACGACACCACTGTTCACAATTTTTTACATAGTCTAAAATAGTTTGTACCATTAATATATTTGGTTCAAACATATACTCTAAGTCATAAATTTCTGCGGCCGAATTGATAATTGCGTCCGGAGTAAAGTAACGCAGTCTCTCAGATAAATCTTCATCTCGTTGAAATGCGTAAACTTCGTGTCCACGCTGAGAATAATAGTTCACTAGGTTTTTTCCAACAAAACCTGTTGATCCGGTAATGAATATTTTCATTTCATTAAGTTCGCAGTATGATAAGCAGCACGTTCTAATCGTGCAGGTTTGTAAGTTCCAGGCCAATGTACTATCCAATCGCCTGGTTCCCATGCACCACTATTGCCTAATATATCAAAACGTGCATCACAATAGTCATAAATTTGTGGTTCATAACTATTCATATATTTTTGTGGTACAATTTTGATAATATCTTGATATTCTTCCAATGTGTCAATAATGACTTGTTGTTCAGCCCATTCTACTTTTGCATAATCTGATTCTTTATCTATAATCATTTGTAAGTATGCACGACCTTGTTCTGAATTTCTAACAAGAAAGTTGCCGGAATTTAGATTAAGCCTATCTACTGGAATAATAAAATGGTAATCATTGTCAATACGTTCTTCAATTGGTATTGTTAAGTTGGTAATCATTGCATCGCACTCGGAAAATAGAAGCCATTCTATTTCTGGATGTTGTTTAAATAACTCTAGGGCAAAATGTATTTTGTTAAAGCCGACGATTGTGCTATACTTAAGTTCTGTCAGAACAAAAAACTTATACCCATGAATGTTGCAGTATTCTTGTTTTGATCGATCAGTGATAGCAGCAAGATCGGCGTAATTATCATCGTGGTTGCTGGCAACTGCGTACATAAAACTCCTTGAAATTCACTGTCAGGTATTTATTATACTATATACTACTATGAAAATCTATGATTGTTTTACCTTTTTTAATGAGTTTGACCTACTAGAACTCAGACTACGTGAGTTATATGATCACGTAGATTATTTTGTTTTAGTCGAAGCCAATAAAACATTCCAAAATAAAGACAAACCTTTGTATTTTACTCAACAAGCACATGAACGATTTGGAAAATGGTTAGACAAAATAATTAATGTTCGGATAGTTGACATGCCAGAAGACACCGATCCATGGGGCAGAGAACGGCATCAACGTGATGCCATATTACAGGGTCTTTTATCTCACGCAGAACCCGATGATATTATTATGATCGGGGATGTTGATGAAATTCCACGTGTGGAAACTATTCACAAATTACGTGAAAGTACCCAATCTATTTGGGGATTTAGAATGCCTCTGTTTAATTTCAAATACAACTATATGATGTATACACAGGACTACTATTCAGTTTGGTCTGGTGCTATACGAAGAAGTGCACTTGGAAGCCCAGAAGATTTTCGTCGCATGCGACATATATTAAATGAATGTCCATATAATTTTAGTGATAGTAATGTTCAAATTGTTGAACACGCAGGATGGCATTTTACATATATGGGTAATGAAGAATTTGCACGTACTAAAATTCAAAGTTTTGCACATGATGAAACTAACAAACCTGAAGTTTTGGATCAATTAAATGTTGAAGATAGTATTCAACGTGGGGTTGGGATAATTAGAACAAATGAAGATTATCGTTTTACTCCAGTTGCGGTCGATGATTATTTCCCCAAAACTATAATTAACAATATCGAAGAATTTAAAAATGGTTTAATTTTAGACAAGATGGTAAAATCAGCTAGACAATACCTTCCTGCAATGCTATAATAGTAATACCTAAATAAAAATATTCAATAATCACTGGAGAAACATGTCAAAAACAGTTTTAATCACTGGCGGTGCAGGATTCATCGCCCATCACGTTATCGATAAAATTTTACGAGATACTGACTGGAATATTGTAAGTTTAGATAGACTTGATATTTCTGGCAATTTGAATCGATTATATGATGTTTTAAAAAATTATGATTCAAAAGAAATATCAAAACGTGTAAGAATTATATTTCACGATCTTAAAGCAGAAATTAATAGTCAAATTGTCCAAGATATTGGGCATGTCGATATTGTTTTGCATCTTGCTGCTGGTAGTCATGTGGATCGTTCAATCACTTATCCTATGGAATTTGTACAGGACAATGTAGTTGGTACCGTCAATATGTTGGACTATGCAAGGAAAAACTTACCAAATCTGGAAAAGTTTGTATACTTTTCTACCGACGAGATATATGGAGTTGCACCGCCTGGTGTGGCTTATAAAGAATACGATAGATACAATTCAACTAATCCTTATAGTGCAAGCAAAGCAGCCGCAGAAGAATTTTGTGTGGCGTATGAAAATACTTACAAAATGCCTATCATCGTGACTCACACAATGAATGTATTTGGTGAACGACAACACCCAGAAAAATTCATTCCTGCCACTATTCAGAAAGCAAGAGATGGCGAATTAGTAGTGATACACAGTGACCCAACAAAAACTCAAGCCGGAAGTAGAATGTATATACATGCAAAAGATGTAGCTGAAGGTCTTATGTTTATACTTAATTTAAAAAATTATATGCATACTGGTGATTATGGGGGTGCACATTGTCCTAAATTTAATTTAGTTGGAACTGAAGAAATTGATAATCTCACACTAGCACAAATGATTGCCGCCGCTGTTGGAAAACCATTGAACTATGAAATGGTAGATTTTCATAGTTCACGTCCCGGTCATGATATGCGTTATGCACTCGATGGCGGACTACTCAAATCACTTGGTTGGGAACCAAAAATTAAATTAAGTGAAAGAATAAAAGAAATGGTTGACTGGACGTTGGTAAATGAAAGATGGTTACGTAAATGATTAAACATTGTTTTGTAGTTACTTCTGCTGTTAATAGTAAATTTGGAGTTTATAGTCCAGCAGCACGTTTACAGCAAACTATTACCACGTTGCAAAATGTACGTGCACGAGTTCCAAATTGTAAAATTATTGTTATGGAATGTGCGGGTACACCATTAACTGATGCACAAAGTTCACTTATAGAAGAAAATTGTGATTTACTATTAGACTTTAGTAAAGACCCTGATGTTATTGAAATTTATAAAAGTGATAATTGGGATGTAGTTAAAAATTCTACAGAAATTATGTGTTTTGGTCGTGCGTTGCGTATGTGTCAAGATGATGGTGACTTTGCAGACATAGATAGAATCCACAAAATGTCTGGTCGATATGTGTTAAACAATGAATTTAATTTAGAAGTTTATGAAGAACTCCCTGATCGCATTATTATCGGTCCAAAAAATCAAAGTCAATTTCCATATGAGATTACTGGTATTGAATTGCAATACATGGCACGGCTGTGGTCTTGGCCAGTCAATCAAACTGAACGAGTTATTCAAGTATACAAAGATAGCTTAGACTATATTGGACAACGTGTAAGTCAGGGTGGGTATGCAGATATTGAACATGTACTGTATAAATTTTTACCTTCGGAATTAGTCACGGAAATCCCAGTTCTTGGGGTAGAAGGTAGCATAGCACCCAATGGCGTAGCTATAAGGAACTAATATGGATAATTGTCGTGAATTATTAAATTGTTTAGCATGTGGTAGTGACAAATTAACGTCAGCCATAAATTTAGGAAATCAACCATTAGCTAATAATTTTCTTAAAGAACCAAACAGTAATGATTTTTATCCGTTAGAAGTAAATTTATGTAATAACTGTTATCATTTGCAATTAACTCACGTTGTTGATCCAAGTATAATTTATAAAAACTATGCATATGTAAGTGGAACAAGCCAAACATATCTAGATTATATGTTTTGGTTTGCAAAATGGACAAGAGAATACAGTAAAACGCAATTTGGCAGTGTATTGGATATTGGATGTAATGATGGAAGTCAACTCGATTATTTTGAAAAGTTAGGATTTTTAACTTACGGAGTAGATCCTGCAGAAAATATTCATGCAACAAGCACAGCAAAAGGGCATCGAGTAGTTTGTGGATTTTGGAACGAACAATCTATAGGGAATCTGGACAACAGGCAATTTGATATAGTCGTGTCGCAAAATGCTTTTGCACACAATCCTGATCCACTTACATACTTGAAGTTATTAAAACCTTTATTAAAAGAACGTGGATTATTCTTTGTTCAAACTAGTCAAGCAGATATGGTTCGTAACGGCGAATTTGATACTATCTATCATGAGCATGTAAATTTTTATAATATTAATTCTATGAATGAATTATGTAAACGTGCTGGTTTGGGATTACTAGATGTAATAAAAACACCGATACATGGAACTAGTTATGTGTTTGTTATAGGAAATACTGGAAGAACCGAGCATATAAAAAATTTAATAGAATTAGAAAAAGATTTGCTTGATAAAAAAATTTACAAAACATGGAAACATACGGCTGAAACATTAACTGAAAATTTTCTTCATATTTGTGAACAATATAGAAATAATGATTTTAAGCTTGTGGGATACGGTGCTGCTGCCAAAGGAAATACACTTTTAAATTATGCAAATATATCTTTGGACTATATTATAGATGATAATCCATTAAAACAAAATACATATAGTCCTGGTAGAGATATTCCTGTTGTGGGTTCTTCTATAATTGACACATTTGCTAGTACAGATAAAATTCTTTTTGTACCACTTGCATGGAATGTGTATTCAGAAATTAAAAATAAAATTCAACAAAAACGCTCGAATCATAATGATAGATTCTTAAAATATTTTCCAGAGGTAATCATTGAACATTGAAAAACCAATTCAAATTTTAGTTCGTAGACATGCAGCATTGGGTGATGTGATTATGAGCACTGGTGTTGTTCGTGAACTAAAATATCGTTATAACTGTGACATTGATGTTGCTACAGAGTTTCCGAATGTATTTGATAATAATCCTAATGTTAGGGCTATCTATCATACAAACGCAATGCCGGATATTGCTAACTACGATTTGTATATTAATTTGGATGATGCCTACGAACGCAATCCTCTTAACCATTATGTTGACAGTTATTTTTATCGTGCTTTTGGCACATCAGCAATGGTTAAAAACCCAGAACTCTTCCCGACAGAATTTGACAAAGATATCTTAAATTCGTTTTATCAAGATAATGAAATTGACAAATATATTGTCGTTCACATTCGTCAATGGTATTGGGAATTAAAGAATATGTCGTGGGATACTTGGTATACAGTTTTTGAACAGTTGTTTACTGAACGTACAGATTTTAAGATTCTGTGTGTAGGTACTATCCAAGATGGATATGTAGATCATCCGTTATTTGTCGATGCTAGGGATAAATTTAGCATTCAACAACAAAAACTATTAATGGACAACGCTGCTTGTTTTGTCGGCATTGATTCTGGTCCGTATCATATTGCTAGTTGTGCTACAACTAATTTTGTTTCATTACATACACATCTGTTGCCGGATAGGATTATTCCACAAAATAAGTTAGTAACTCCTATTTTATCAAATGTTGATTGTGTGGGGTGTAACGATACACAGATTAGACCAATTAGACAGGTTATTTGTAAGTATGGAGATTTTCGTTGTAAAGATAATTTTAATGCTAACGAAATAAGCACAGCAATTTTAAACTACTTATGAACTGTGGAAATTGTCACAAATGTCTAGATGGATTGACTATAGACGTTAGTGTTGGTAAACTGCCGGTTACACTGACAAAAATGATTTTGTGCTCCGTGTGCGGTAATAAAAGGTGCCCACATGCCACTGATCACGAATTATCATGCACTGACAGCAATGAAGTGGGTCAAATAGGTAGTGCATATTCAGAAATTAATTTTAAAACGTTAGAAGAATGACAATATACAAACATTCAGGAACATTTGGGGATTTAATTTATAGCCTAAGTGTAATTAAAAAAATGGGTGCAGGAACTTTTGCAATTGCATTGGGCAATATAGAAAAGTGTGTTTCAAAATATGGATATAAGCCAGAAGAGGTCTCACCAGAACATCGAGGTAGGTTTTCTAATAAAGACTTTCAATTATTGTTACCATTCTTGGAAAGACAAAATTATATTACTGATGTAAAAGTATGGAATGAAAACGAAGTTGCAGTAGACTTGGATCGTTTTCGTGGTGTACTGTTTAGAGGATTTGAGGGCAACTATGTTGAAGCCTATCATAGAACATTTAGCATACCATTTACTCCAGACATGTATAACGAAACATGGTTAGAAGCTGATCCAAAACCAGTGGCTTCAGTAGTAATAAATCGTACATTCAGATATCGTTGTCCTAACGGCACAAGGGCATGGCAAGGACTATTAGAACAAGCTAATATTACACAAAATGGCATTTTTGTAGGAACTAAAGAAGAACACGAAGATTTTCAAAAATCTACTGGATTTGATATTTCATATTATCCAGTTAAAGACTTTAAAGAATTATCTGATGTTATTGCGGGTGCAGATTTGTTTATGGGCAACCAAAGTGCAGCATATAGTATAGCAATGGGATTGGGGAAAAGTTCTGTTCTAGAAACGATTAAAATTAAACCACTACAAAATAATGAATGCTATTTCCCCAGAGATAACTGCCAGTACTTCTAAAATGAAAATACTTTTAATTGGCGACAATGGTATTGATCAATATCAATATGGAATTGTAAATCGTATTAGCCCAGAAGCACCAGTGCCTGTGGTTAATTACACACATACCGTTACCAAACCTGGTATGGCGGCTAACGTTCGAGATAATTTAGAGAAGTTAGGATGTGATGTAAATTTTGTACATGGTATTAAAACATGTATCAAAACTAGAGTAATTGATGAACGCACCAAACAACACTTAGTAAGGATAGATCAAGACGCACCTAGTCGTGCTGTAAAAATTGACTACACTGATATAGATCAGTATGACGCAATAGTTGTTAGTGATTACAATAAAGGAAGCGTAGATTATGATACTGTAGAAAATCTACGACATAGATATAACGGTCCTATTTTTGTTGATACCAAAAAAACTGACTTAAAACGTTTTGAAGGCTGCTATGTAAAAATAAATCAAGTTGAATATGAAGCAGCAAAAACGTACCCCACTGAACTTATTGTCACATTGGGCAGAAATGGAGTCAAGTATAAGGAACATGAAATATCTACCCCGCAGGTAGAAGCGTTTGATGTGTGTGGTGCTGGCGATACCTTTTTATCTGCCCTTACATACGAATATGTAATTACTAAAGATATTTTAAAAGCAATTAATTTTGCAGTTAGGGCTGCAAGTGTTACAATACAACATGTTGGAGTTTATAGTCCAACAGTAATGGAGATTAATAATGAGTACAAGGCTTGAAGGATTTGTAGAAAAAGGTTGGGGTAACGAATTAATTTGGTGCACTAACGACAAATATTGTGGAAAAATGATGACCTTTAATCAAGGGGCAAAATTTAGTATGCATTTTCATTCAGAAAAAGATGAGACATGGTATGTACTGAGTGGGACTTTTATTGTTAAAACAATAGATACAAAAAATGCTTCTCAACATGAAACTATTTTACGTACTGGCGATACATGGCACAATCCACCGTTGTTACCTCATCAATTGATATGCATTGAAGCTGGTACAATTATTGAAGTTTCAACGCCAGATAGTGTTGAAGACAATTATCGTGTACTGCCAGGCGACAATCAAAAATGAAAAATTTTTTTGAATTAGATTTTTTTGAAAATCCATTAAAATCTGATTTCGTATTTCCAGAACCATCGACTAGTTTAAAGTTTGATGATCCTAGAATTGCACGAGTATGGGATTATCGTGGTAATGATCTTTTAAATATAACAAATCCAGAAATAGTAAAATGGTCTAAGAAAAATAATCTAGAACTTGAATCAATGTATATATTTTTAACTATGCCTGGTTTTCGCACAGTGATTCACACAGATAGTTCTAGTTTAAATTTTAATCCTGTTGTAATTAATTGGGTAAAAGATTCTATCCCCGATTCATATACTATTTGGTATAAACCAAAAAATGAATATGGTGAAGATTTAAAAAATTGTATTGACAGTGAATACACTAATAACATATACTATTTAAAGATGGACGATTCAAAAATGGTAGAGGTGGAGCGTCACACACTTGTTGGACCAACTTTGATTCGTGTTAGTGCACCACATCAAGCAGTCAATGAAAGCAATCAACAACGGTGGACTATTAGCTTAAGATTCCATAATTATTTTGGTGAATGGGCTGATATAGTAGACTGGTTTAACCCATATATAAAAAAATGATAAACAGAAGAATAATTGTTAATGGTACCTTTGATATTGTTCATCGTGGACATATCGAAATGATTAATTATGCAAGAAGTTTGGGTGATTATCTTTTAGTTTGTATTGATTCTGATCGTAGGGTAAAAGAATTAAAAGGCGATACCAGACCAATTAACCGGCAAGAAGATCGTAAATTTCACTTGGATAATTTAAAATCAGTAGATGCAGTTTGGTTATTTGATACCGCAGAAGAATTAGAACATATATGTAAATTATATAAGCCTCATGTAATGGTAAAGGGCAGTGATTATAGTGGCAAACCAATAGTTGGTTCTCAATATTGTAATACGATTGTTTTTTATGATTTAGTAAGTGGATATTCGACGAGTAAATTAATTGAAAATATTAATAACAGGAAATAAAGGCTTTATAGGTAGCCGATTTGAAAAATTTTGGCAAGACTTTAGTCAAGGTCGAAATGAAATAATCACGTATGAATGGGATGAAAATCTTATGCCACGTATTGAGGGGCTAGATTGGGTTATTCATTTAGGTGCTATTAGTGCAACCACTGAACGTGATGTTGCACAAGTCATGAAACAGAATGTTGACTTTTCGGTGTGGTTATACGAGGAATGTAGAAAATATGATGTGGATATGCAGTGGGCTAGCAGTGCTAGTGTATATGGTTCTGGTGTTGGATTCAAAGAGTCTGATCCTGTTGACCCACGTAGCCCATACTCTTGGTCAAAATACCTATTCGAACATTATGTAGAAAAACATCCAACGCATCGTAAGTGTCATGGATTCCGTTATTTTAATGTTTATGGTCCAGAAGGCGAAGAACATAAGGGAACACAAGCAAGTCCATTTTGCCAATTTAAACTTCAAGCAGAAACCACTGGAACAATAAAAGTATTTGAAGGAAGCGAAAATTTGCGTCGTGATTTTGTTCATGTTGATGAGTTAATTAAAGTTCAGTATCAATTCATGAGACAAGATGTAAAAGAAAATGGAATATGGAACATTGGTACGGGGACAACCATGAGTTTTATGGATGTCGCCAAGAAATACGCTGATCAGTACGGTGCATTGATCCACGAGATTCCAATGCCGGACAATCTAAAAGCAAGTTACCAGTACTATACGTGTGCTGATCTAACCAAATTAAGGCAGACTATCAAAATTTAACAATGCCAATTAAATATTGGTATGTTATTTGTTGATAGAGACGATGTGGGTGGAGAAACCATATATATGGTATGTAACGATCAGGGACTATGCCTGATTCGCACTACCAATGGTGCTATAGCTAGATTTGTTCATGAACATAGTAAGGGAATTAACCCAAACTTAAGATTGACAGTTGGGGGAGATCCTGGTACAAGACAAAAAGAAAAACCAATTTTTCATCACATTAGAAGATATAACAGATAATTCAAGGAGGTTACCGTGGTAACAATTGTTAAACATGAATGGCATCAAGTTGATAGCCAATTTGCATACGAACTAACTAAAGATACTCTAGAAGAAATTTATCCAGATATGGATGAAGATGAACTTGACCAACTTTGGGCAGATGTAGAATATGGGGACGCAGATTTAGATCAAATTTTGCAAGATGCGTGGAGCAATGATGTTGAGATAGAATGGGATCGCCAGTACGACGATTGGTGGACAGATCGTAAGGGTGGATATGATATTACATATGAATACGGTGATGAAGATAGCTGGCATCATGAACCTCCTCCACCAGAACCTACACACAAATGTACAAAGTGTAAATGGACTGGTCAAAGTTATGAGGCACATACATTATTTGTAGATGAAAATGGTCAAGAACTGGAAAAATACAAGAATATATGTCCTTATTGCGAAAGTGATGTAGAACTCACTGAAGCAGGAATTGTAAAAGAAAAAGAAGATATTGAACGTCGTAAACGTTGGGCACAAGAAGACTCACTAGATGATTCAGAAGAATAAGTTATCAAAATAACAACCGTTGTATTTTTTCCACATGTGTAAAAATAGTTGACCATAAATCCATTTTTTGGCATAATGTAGTCATTGTTAAACAACTCCACAGAGAGCCAAAAATGAACAACTGGATTAAAGACGGCGAACAAATTACTGCCAACTATCTTGGTGAACAAGTAACTGGTACTGTTGAATCTAGTCGTGTAAAATACGGCGGTAAGGTTCAATATACTGTCAACCTTGACAAGCCAGTTCAATTCAGGTGGCGTTCGGAACCCACTAATCGTGTTCTTATCAACAACGACGAAATCGTTGCAATTTAAACATCATTACTTCAGGAGCTAAAAATGGGTACTTACGTATATCGTGTAACTGCCAAACAAGTTACTTGCAGCGATGGCAAAAAAGCAAATGTTGCTATATTTGCATATAAACCATATTTCGGTTGGGATAGTCAAAAATTTAACAATAAAATGCATTTCCAATCTGGTGCAACTTCCAGTGATCGTATGGCAAGTAAAGGTCGGTTAACTGATCGCATTGTGTACGGCGATGAAAAAGGTGTGCCGTATCCTAATTCAAAAGTTTATTTCAATGATGGCAATCTTGGTAGTTACTATGATAACTTTGAACTGCCAGTTGTTCAGGGTGTTGCAATATAACAATACTCTTGACCAAAAATATCTTTTTCCTTATAATATCTTTACCTTAACTAATAGGAGTTCAAAATGACTCAAGTAATTACTGATACTCGTACTACTGATTATGATACTAGTCATGGTAGTCCTTTTGATCGTGGTAGTGCTGACAGCTACTACCATCGTGGTGCTAAACCGCACTGGTGGCCAGAAGGAACTGGTCATGGTGAAATGGTAACCGAAGAGCGTATGAGCAAAGAAGAAGTTGAAGCTTACTACGCAGGTTATGATTACAATGAACAATTTGGTGATAAGAAGGATTGGGGTTAATAAACAGGGGGCTAGTTCCCCTTTTTTTAAATCATAATATGAACAAAAAAATTGAAAAGATGTGGGCCGATCCACGGTTCCAACTATTAGCAGACCTTGATAGGGTATTCGATAGTAATAAAGTTTGGGGTGGTATGGAATGGGTATACTATCCAATTCTGCCTGAAAAGTATCGTCCTATGGCAGAACGAGTACGTGCTGAGATAGGTAAACTTTACCAAGAATATGGAGTTGAAGAATGAAACAGAAAGTAATCAGAGGTGAATCGACAGATCATATAATGGAACAGTTGGAAGAGGCTATATTTCATGGCTGGTATATTCAATCTGTAGTGTATGGTGATGGTACATGGCTGGCTATTCTAATGAAGGATGACTAATGTTCTGGTTTATGATATGCTTGACAATCATTGTATGGAGTCTGAGATGAATGACCGAATCAAAGAATTCAAAGAATCTGCTCGTCCCGAAATAGATTGGGCTGCACGATATCATGTAGAACTTAACAATGGCGAAAAAGAGAAATGGATGAACGAATGGTTTGAAAAGTTCGCCGAGTTGATTGTGCAGGAATGTATCAGCATTGCTCAAGATCGTGCCGCATTTGATTGGGCTGCACCTAATGATGTGAATCATATTATTAGTGAGATAAAAGAACATTTTGGAGTTGAAGAATGAACGAACGAATTAAAGAATTGTCAATGAAGTATGCTCACAAGATGGGTAATAGTGTGCTATACAATGCAGAGTTTTTGGAAGAGTTCGCCGAGTTGATTATTAAGGAATGTATTGGACAAGGCGATACTTTAGCAAACCACTACATCAATACACACCCCGAACAGGAACAGGTGATGTTATTGGCTTCTATTGCCGATTATTCGAAAGAGATTAAGAAACATTTCGGAGTTGAAGAATGACTAAAGGTTTAGAAATTCCATTTGAAGTTGCAGATGGCATTGTGATTGCTTCACTAACCGAGCATATTGATTATCTGAAAGAAGAAATTCGATTGCATACTGAAGAAGGTCAGTATCTTCATCCGGAAGATTATCATAAATCCATGGTCAAGTTGATTCCGGCGATGGAGTTATTGATCGACTATTATGGAGGTACGAAATGAAACAAGAACTAGACGAACTGCTATGTCAACGCTATCCTAAGATTTTTGTTAATCGCCACGGAGACCCAAAAGAAACATTGATGTGTTGGGGTTTTGAGTGCGGGGATGGTTGGTACAATATTATCAATCAACTGTGTTCCAACATACAACATCATGTTGATTGGGCACAGGAACAGAAAGAAAAGTACGGGCGTGGCGAAGGCTGTTCACAGGTTGTGGCTGTACAGATCAAAGAAAAGTTTGGAACACTGAGATTTTATACCAACGGGGGCAATGATCAAATTTATGGCATGATCCGTATGGCTGAATCAATGAGTGCTGTCACTTGTGAAGAATGTGGTGCTCCTGGTAAAATGAGAGGTCGTAGCTGGATATATACCGCTTGTGATGCTCACGCTAAAGAAGAAACAGCAGAAGGGCAGGAATAATGGAAGCTGCAATTCTTTTTGTAATGGAGTTTTATCAGATTTCACGAGATGATGCCATTAACTATTATTGGGATGAAATTGAATCTTACTTACAATTGCAAGAACATTTTGGAGTTGAATCATGAATATTTTTATTACAAAAATTAAATTCATGGAGTCTTAAATGATACCTCGTCCATTATCAACAGAATTGGGAGAAAAACAATCATTTTTTGCAGAAGGAATATCCGTACCAATGAGCTATTTTATTTGCAAAAATTGCAACACTAAATTTTTAGATTGTTCTTTATATTTTAATAATATAAAATCAACTATGTGTATGTGGTGCTCTAAATTCCCAACGAAAAACAGTTTGACAAAAAAACCATAAAATAATATAATTATTATTCCTCAACAAACGAGCTATTTTCAAAATGACAACTTCTTTTATTCGTATTAAAAACGGTGTCTGGCGTAAAAATGATGTGTCGGGCAAAGTATTTGAACTATTAAAACAATTCAAGCCTTCTGAAAAAAAAGGTGGTGGATTTGTTACTGTCAAAAATAATGGTACTTTTCTTGGAATGCCAGACGAACTTCGAATCAATGTAAATTCATTTACAGACTATGAATTCGTATCTGAATCTGATGCAGTAACGGCTATTACTCAGCCAGAACTTGATGACCATAGCAATCAATCAGACGAAGAACGCATGGCAGAAATAGCTGCACGTTTTGAAATTCTTCATGAAATGACCAAAGCTACCACAAATGGTGATATTCGTGCAATGATTGTCAGTGGTCCGCCCGGTGTTGGTAAATCATATGGTGTCGAACATGAGATTGAAAAAGCAACACTATTTGATCAAATCGCTGGCAAACGGCTTCGTGCAGAAGTAGTTAAGGGTGCTGCAAGTCCTATTGGTCTTTATCAGACTCTTTACAAATATTCCGATCCTAATTGTGTTGTGGTGTTTGATGATTGTGATAGCATTTTGTTTGATGATACGTCGTTGAACTTGCTCAAGGGTGCATTGGATAGTGGTAAGTCACGTAAGATTTCTTGGTTGGCAGATAGTAACCTTTTACGTAAAGAAGGTATTCCTAGTTCATTCACGTTTAAAGGTTCGGTAATTTTTATTACTAATATTAAATTTGATAAAACTAAGAGTCAACGTTTGCGTGATCACCTAGATGCATTGCAGTCACGTTGTCACTATCTTGATCTTACTCTTGATACGATGCGTGATAAAATTTTGCGTATTAAACAAATTGCTCGTACTGGCGAATTGTTTGGCGATCTTGAATTGCAACAAGAAGATCAAGATTCCATAATTCAATTTATGGATGAAAACAAAAATCGTCTGCGTGAGATGTCGTTGCGTATGGCAATCAAAATTGGTCAATTGTACAAATCTTTTCCATCAAAATGGAAAGAGTTGGCTTCTACTACATGTATGAAATCTTCTCAGGTTTAACCCGAAGTTTTTGATAGCTCCTTTTACTTCGGTATTTGCCCATCGACTCGGTGGGCTTTTTTTTGACTTTCTTTTTGGATAATGATATAATATATCTATGAAAACTTTTTCACATGTCGAAGATTATATAGAAGTTATTAATGGTGATGTAAACCCGCAGACTGGAAAACCCTACGGACTGTTTGATACTACTCCCCCAATTATTAATCTTGCAAGGTATGATGTTAATATAATATCAAATATGTCTAGCTCGTCTGGTAACGGTAATGCGTTGACGGATAAACAAGGTGATTTGGCAGTCAAATTGATTTTAAAATATCGTAGACAACTATCTGCGGTTAATATAGATGTAACTCCAGTTGATTGCGAACATCCACCATTTAGAAAACCCTTGCGTGTTGTTGACCGTACACGTGCGGTGTATATTGATAATGGTAAAATCATATTGCAATTTCCTTATGATACTAAACTAATTGATGGTATTCGTGAATTGGCAAAATTGAGTCAGGGTCGGTGGACTTTTGATAAAACAACACGTAAATGGATATTATCACTTACAGAAACTAATGTTGTAGCTGCCGGTGGGTTTGCTAAAATCAATGGATTTGAAATATCTCCTGAATTTTCTAGTATTGAAAAAACGATTACCGATTGCGAATCAATTCCATATGCAATTGAATTACAAAAAATAGAAAATCAATTTACAGTAACAAATGCAGATAAAAATCTTTTACAGTATATCAATGATAATATTGGTGGACTAGAACATTCTAACTTATATAATTTGGTAGATAATTCTTCTATATTGGGATATTCTGTTTCTTCAAGTATAGAAGATGAAATACGCAATAGTAAATCACAAAGATTTTATAATTTACTTGCACGTAAACAAATTAAATTTTCTCCTGATATTTTAAATGAAAAAGATAATACTGAATACTATTCAGATATTATTGAATACGCTAATGCAGTGAATCGTTGGCCTATTTTTGTTTACGAACCAGATATGTCAGATCGACTTTATCAGGGAATGATTGTTACTAATTTCGAAGAAGATGAAATTTTAAAAGTAAAAAATCATAGAGATGAAATTAATATTACTAACAAAAAGATAGTATATTTCAATAAGTATAATTATAGATGGATGGATAATATACCACTATTAGTCAGTAGTGCAGGTATGATGCATGGTGGTGAAAAAACAATGTTACTTCAACGTGCGGAAAAAATAATTTATTTTGCCGCTGATGTGTATACTTCTAACGGAAAAAAATAAATGGCTAGTGTGAATAAGGGATCAATATATATCTGCGGAGACAGTATTTGTGTGCCCCATATTGGATTCAAAAACCAACACTGGTCCGAGCAACTAGCAAGAAAAGTACCGGAATACAATATAAAAAATTTAGCTTTTATTGGTGCCACTAATTTTTCTATTACTGCACAAATAGAAAAAGCAATTGCTGATCCGACCACAAAGTTTGTAATAGTAAATGCCACTGATGTTTATCGTATTGATGTCACTAGTTCAAATTTTAAAAGAGAAGTTACTGTTGATAATGCAGTTGATGAAGGGGTATTTTTTGACTTTACTAAAGAACAAGTAAAAAAAATATATGTAGAATCTTATAAAAATGGATTTGTATCTCAAGAAAACTTGTTAGATATTTTTTCAAAAAATGTTTATGAAGATCAACGTAGCGACAAATTATTTCGAAACAATCCAAAAGAAAAATTAGTACACTTTGGTATATGGGGAGTATCAGAAGGTGGAAGAACAATAATGCATGAGAAAATAAAAGAGAAAATTCCATCAGACACATTGAACACTGCTAAGTTATA